GTTGCTGTATGGAATACCATTGTTTAGTAGTGTGCTGCTTGTAATGATTATAGGATTTTGTTTATTAAATACTTGGTTTACGGCATCCCATTGGAAAATACCGTAACTAGTTGTTGCTGTATCTTGCCATAGTGTACCACCTGCTGATGGACTATATGGACGTGAACTACTGCCACCTAATTGTCCTAAATCTATATTTGCACGTAAAATATATGCTTGGTTTGTAATTCCTAGTGCACTGTGCGCTGCCATAATACCATATTCTGACAATTCGCTGCCAAATAAACGATTACCGCTTGCATCAGTTGGGAAAGTAGGTAAACCATAATTTGTAAGCAAGTCTTTTTGGCTTGCTACAAGTTGTAATGTGTTAACTGTTGAACTTGTTGTGTATGAAGCAATACCACCAGCGGTGCTAGTTTTATTGCTTGCAGTAGCAACAAGAATGAATGGAACTGTTCCAGGTCCAGTTGGAGCATAATTGCTCTGGTCTACAACGGTCACTGAAACGCCAGGAGATACTAAACTTGCCATTTTATCCTATCCTTTTAGGTTAATAATATTTAGCGGATAAGATTAAAAGCAGCCTCAATAAAACATTATGTGCGTATATTATCTAGTAATTCCGAAACTTTTGTTTTCAAATCACTTATTGTACCATTATTTTCAATTAAAACATCAATATTTTCGGTTACCCAAGACCATTCACTGGGATGAATATCATGCGGTTGCTCACCAAATTTGATTAAGTTTATCATCCAATCAGGGTCTTCACCACGACGAACGCCCCATACTTCACCGCCAAGTTTGCGAATCATTTTAATTTCATTTGGAAAACGTGTATCTGGAATCACAATATTGTTAGTAAGATGGGCAGAACCGCTATAAACAATCTTAGAAAGTTTATTTTCTAAACTTGCAATCCAAATATCTTCATGAAAGTTGGTGCGACAAACATCAGTTCCCCAATATTGTAGCACCCAACGTGGTGTCAAATTTTCAATACCAAGTCGTACCGACCACCATTCATCACGTTGCTCACGCCAATCACGAGATTCTTTTGTGTCTCCTTCAAGCAAATGACGTGGCCAGTTGAATACTTTAGATACCATATCTTTAAGAGGATCAGCAAAACTTACTTTTTGAAAGCCAAATTCACCAACCAAAATATCAGCAACTGTTCCTTTACCGCCGCCAATTAAACCACAAATACCAATTATCTTCATACTTTAATTTATAACAAAATTATGTAATATTGTCAAATTATCCAATCACAAACCACATGGGAGTTTCACCTGTCATACTATTAGTAATTTCAACTTCAAGAGCATCTAATTTGGCTTGACCACGAGTTAATAGGTCTGTTCCATTAAGTGTAGTGCCGCCTTGTGGACCTGGTAATGTTCCAAACTTACTGCGAGCCTCTCCTAAAATCATCATACATTTTGCTAGAGTCCATTCTTTTAACCATGGATAACTGTATTGATCAGTAAGAAGAGTAATATCTGGTTTATAATTTTCAGTCCAAAGCAAAATAGTTTCTTTATCGGCTTGTGGACGACGCATAATTGTAATTTCTTTAGTCACAGTATTAAATTTATAGTTCAAATAACCACCAAATAGTTTTGATGCTTCTTTTAAGAAAGCACTATAAAGATACCATGTTGACAAACCACCAACACGACCACTTTGTATCATATAAAAGTTAACGAAACCTGCTTCAAATGGTTCATATTGTGAGGAAGTTCCGCTATTGGCACCAATATTTCTTTTATATACATTACGAACACTAATAACTTCTTTTGGTAATGTATAAGTGTTTTGATTTTGTAATAATTCTAAAAATGAATAACTTTCTTCTACGCTGTTTGCACTGCGCTGACGATATCTTACTAGTGCTTGTGAAAGAGCAGTTTCAAAATGTATAGGGTCAAGTTCTACATCTATGATACCGTCACCGAGTGAATAACGTACATAATCAAATACTGTAGTCTTAAGTTCTTGTAGTGTAGCCATATGAATATTTATGACTATAGAGTTTCCCAATCACGACTATGACTAATTAACTCATCGCCAAATCTCATCCAAAAATAAATCTCATCTTCGGGTGTAAAATCTGCTTCAATAATTACCGTATAACCAATATAACCATCGGGGCTGTTTATGCCTGTTTTGAAGATGGGAGTTTGTAGTGCGTGTTCCATTACCCATGCACCAGCCTCGCTTTGTTGCCACATGATAATAGGACCAGCAGCATAGAGTTGAGCATCTTCTACATCACCCATGCGGAAACGATGAACTATCATACCGTTATTTACGCTACTTCAAATGCCATAAGATAGTAAGTCAAATCTTCTGGTTCAAATTTTGCGGTAACGGCTACACGATATTCAAGTGATGCAATATCAAAATGGGCATGGAAAGTTACACTATCTTTAATGGCGTTCTCCCATACCCATTTATAATTTGTACTACATTCACGCCATAATATTTTGGCTTCAACTTTTGCATCTACCAATCCTATTTCTTTTGATAGACTTGGTAGCAAACTTGTGCGAAACACTGTGATGGGTTTAGAAGGGCATATCTTCATCTTCTTTACCTTCATACCAATCTGGACCTGGGTCTTTACCATCTACGACTGCTTTTGTCATACGATCCATTTTACGTTTGCTTGCTAACTTTTCTTCACGGTCAGCAACGGTCTTGTCTTTGAAGCCAAGGATATTCATATACTCACGATGCTTCATCCAACCATGCATAAAATGAATACAATCTTCTGCACTGCCGCTGTATATCTCTATACCACGAGAATAAATTGGTAAAACTTCACCACCATCTTTTGGCACAGTGAGTGAGAAATTTACATTATTATTGGTTTCATAAGCATATGAATTGTATGCACCACGGCTTGGTCCAACTTCAAAACCAATTTTGTTGGCAAGACCTGTTAGGTCATTAATAATGCGAAAGTGATTAAAGTTTGTCATACTACATATCCTATTACAAATTGAACTAAATCTTCTTCTTGCAGATACATGTGATAACGTGTATATGTTTCACTTTTTTTGTAAACACGTGGTTTAACATATGGTCCTTCGCTATATATGTTTCCATACTGCGGTACCCAATAATGATAAGGGCTAAAATCAAAATTTTCCCTAAACCAACGTTCAACATTGGCACAATTTGTTCTGTCACGCACAGTAACACGATGGCTGTAATGTTCAACCATCTTGTTACGTTTATCCAACTTTACCCAACGAATACGTGGTGTGATATAGCCACTATCGTACTTCATGAATCACCTTACTTCACAGATTTAAGAAGTATGGTATCACCGTTCAGCCGTCCTGTCAAGGCAATTTCTACGGCACGGATATTGTCAAGGAATTTGCGAAGTGCAACCTTGCCAGCCGTTTGAAACTCCTTGATTTGTTCTTTAGGTTTGCGTAGTGTTTTGGCAACACTCAATTTTTCATCATAGCCAATAATAGTGCTGCCCTTGATGCCAAGCACACCACTAGAACTATCAGCAACATACTTGCCAATTTTACGTGTCTTGATATTATAGACCCACAATTCTGTTGAATTAAGCACATCAACTGGACTAATAGATACAAGGTTCAATTCATCAAACTTTTGCAAGAACTTGACTTTCTTGACAAGTTTTTCCTTAGACACGGGACGTGCTTTACGAACTTTACGCACAGCACTCTTGACGGTTCCATAAGTAGTAAGTGCATCAAACAACGTTTTATACCAAGTATCATAACGCTTGAAAACTGCTTTGGTCATCCAAGCATATGCTTCACGAAGTGCAGCATCGCCTTTCTTGTTTTGACTTTCAAGCAGTTCTGCATACTGTTCTGCATACTTTTCACGAATACGAGAAACAAATGCCTGTGGCATATTCTGCTCACGGAAATAAGCCATAAAGTCAGGAGTTTCAGTTGAGCCTTCTATTAGCGCATCAAACATGACTTCCAAATCACCAATAGTATCAGACAACTTATCACGCATATGATCCTGAACGTTGCGCTTAACAACTTGTTTGGCTACAGTTTGTTTCTTTTCAGCAATACGAGAATTGCCATATGCTAACAGTTCTGCAATCTTTGTGGTAATAAACTCTGCATCATGTGCCATCGGCGCACCACGCAATATCATCTTGGAAACACTACCAATAGTAATTCCAACACGACTGTCTTCACATTCAGCAAATGCAGAAATTTCCGCTTTGCCCCATTTAAGATACTGCTGTCCAAATTCTACAACATATTTGCGCATATCAGCAGCAGTCATATAATAGTTGTAGAAATATAGTGCATGCGTAATCTCCTGACGCAATTTGTCAGGAGACCACTTTTTAGCATCAGTCCACACTGGTTCAGGACCAGTGAACTTTTCGTCCATAAACTTAGGCTGACGGACAACCGTCTTTTTAGGTCTAGTCTTCAACATGAGTGCGGACTTAGCCATTCTTACTTCTCCATATTGCGGTCATAAAAACCATAGCGTTGCGATACATAATCATCATACTTGGCATCTACGCCGTTGTCATAGTCAAACCAACCGCGGTTTTTGTAATAGTCATAACCGTAATCATAGGTTGTGTCAACATATTTCTGCGTAGGTGCGGCTTCAAGTGCTTCTACTAACTGTGCAGTAGGCACACCATGATGCTTATAACCTTCTGTGCACAAATCATAATATGATGTGCTTGGCGTAAATTCATAATCTTGATCAGCCATGCTATAAACCCAAGCAATATATGCTTCGGTCTCAGTTTGAACCAATACACGCTGACGCAAGTAATAAGTTGGGAAACCTTCAAGACGGTCAAGCGCAATCATATCACTTTCGCTGACTTCCCATAACACGCCACTGACAATACTGCCAGGATTAATCTCAACATCGGCATGGTTACGAAACACAAGACGATAGTCGTTCAGATACGCAACACCTACTAGGGTAGCATCAGGGCAACGCTTTACCATCTGATCAGGGTGGGTGTTCATTCCGTATCCGAAATAATAACTGCGATATTCCATAATATTATACTTTCCTTTCTTCGGGCAGTCCTTGCCCACTTGGGCAGTATTGCCCGTAGGTGTAAATTACCATAGTTTAAACTTTTGTCAAGTCCTATTTTTATTTTATATTGATTTGTAAAAATACCTTGACAAATAGTGTAATTATGGTAAATTTATAAGAATGTGGCCCGTTATAATCACTTGCACCCTACTTGCTGCCATCTTCATTTTTAATGTGGCAGAGGCTATCTATGACCTTGATCGTTGGATTGCAGAGCGTGAAAAACGTGAGCGTGAGGGTTATGACTACGAAAATGATAGGTTTCACGAAAAACCGCAGCCAAAAACTGAACCTGTCAAAATTTTGACACCGCAACCTGTCAAAAAACCAACAATTGAATTGGAAAATTTCCCAAAAAGTGCCGAAGATGCCAAGGCAAAAATCGAAAGATTGTTGAAAAATGCCAAAAAATAATGCTTGACACTTTAATAATCTGTGTTATATTAATTATATAAGGTAAAGAGATGGAGAAAACGATGGTTTTTACAGGCAAACCCGCATATACCACCAAAAAATTGCGTGATTTACAGCGCCGTGGTTGGGCAATTAGCCGTAGTCACCGCCATCCTGATGGCACTACTACCTATGTCATGACCTATGTAGGCAAAAAATAACCCTTGAAAATTTTATAATCTATGATAATCTTAGAATATAAGGTCAAGTATTGGAGAGAATTATGGCTAAAGACAGTATGACATTTGCACAATACCTTGAAGAAATCTTTGATCTTAGCGAAATTAGCGAAATTCCTGGCATTAAAGCCAAAATTGATACCCTAATTAAATTAATGTGGGAAAAATATCCTGATGAATGTAAAGCAATAGGTCTTAGAGACGGGTTAAAAAATTAAAAAAAACCCTTGACAA